TAAGAGCTTGCATTCCCAAAGTGCCGCCAGTAACGCCAAGGTTTCCTAGTTGCTGACCCGCACCTGTTAGTGTGCTGAGTCCTTGCTGACCTGCCAGTGTTCCAAGTCCTGCTAACTGCTGGCCTGTACCAAGTTGTGATTGTCCTATCTGACCACGCATTGCAGCTAACTGCTGAGCAGCTTGAGTCTGTAAGTCTGCCTGAGCTGCACCGCCTTGAGCAGCAAACTGAGCAGCCGAGCCACTAGCGCCAAGACCTTGAGATCCTAGCTGTTGTAAGTTAGCTATCTGGTTTTGTAAATCCTGAGAAGCAAGTCCGGTATTGAACCTAGATAACTCTTTCATGACGTTGCCGCCGCCTACGCCGCCTCTAGCAGCCGCTGTGCGTAACGCCGCTCTTTCACCTTGCTCTCTTAAAAACTGCTGCTGTGGGCTGGCTTGGAAAGCCTGATCAAACGCTTCTTGGCCTAACGCGCCAGATAAAGCAGCTTGCTGCTGAAGAGCAGCCGTGCCTGCCTGACGGTACGGATCAAACATTTGACCAGCTTGACCAAAGGCTTGACCAACTTGCTGAGACGCAAGATCACGAGCCGCTGTGATGTCTCCAATACCTGCTCCGTATTGTTGATTAGCTGCTTGTTGAGCGGCCTGAAGATCAGTCCTAGCACCACCAAGACCTTGGTACAACGCGCCAAGTCCAGCTTGTGCGCCTCCCAAAATGTCGCGCCTTGCAGCACCAAGACCTGTGCCAAGAGCCTCTAGTCCTAATCCAGTACCTGACTGAATTAAACCGCCAGCTTCTTGAGCGCCTTGAGTTAAATCCTGACGAGCAATCTGAGTGCCGCCAAGAAGATCTGCTCTAGCTTGTCCTGCGCCTGACTCAATAGCTTGTGCAGCAGCCGTAACACCGCCAGCTAAAGCGCGTTCTGCTCCTGCTAATCCAGTTTGACCGCCGCTCCCAGCTCGGCCTCCTACTGCTGTTGGAGAAGCCACAGAGGTTGTTCCAGAAGAAGCTCCAGATCCGGTTCCTCCAGCTACAGCAGTTCCCGCAACAGTGCTGCCAGTTCCTGCCAAATCTGTTCCTGCCAAATCTGTTCCTGCTGCTGCACCACCGTCTTTTGCTTGGTTGTACGCTGCTCGTACATCAGCTAAAGGAAGCCCAGTGGCCCTAGACATATCATCAGGAGTTAAACCAAGCCCATCCATATACCCAGCTATTTGTTCGGCAGAGTCTGTAGTTTCTGAAACATAGCGAGCTATTAAATTATCTGGGATGCCATTAGGGAAATCTTTTAACGCCTTATCAACACCGCCTTTCGCTATGTCTTCAATTTGAACCATTTCTTGAGCGCGAGAGTATCTAGCAGTAGCTTCATCGATTGGATAATTTACAGCGGCAGCAGCTTGCTCAATGCTGACATCATTTTTAACCATCTCTCTATAAATATCTTCATCAGATTTATTTCCTTGGGAAACAAAATCAAGAACATTCTGAAGACCAGTTTGTGCCGCAACTTCTGTTTCTGCTACTTTAGTGGCTGCCAATGCTGCCGTATTAGCCTGAGCTGCAACTGTTGCCGCCTCAGCCTGAGCTGCCGCTGCTTGCTCTGCTGCTTGATCTGCCGCGCTAGGCCCACTTAGTGCTTGATTATAAGCAGTCCTAGCTTCAGCTGGATCAACTCCAAATGTAGCCGATAGGGAGTCAAGATCTGCTCCTGTCTGTTGTATTAAATTGGATATATCAGACAAAGAAGCATTTGGATTGCCGTTAATATAATCAATTACTATGCTCTCTGGCGTTATTTCTATACCGCCAAGACCTTCAGTAAAATCTTCTTCCATTAGGGATACCTCAACGCTTCAAGTTCAGCTAAAGTGGCAGCATCTATTCCCATTCCACCTAAAGAATTTGCCGTATTATTTTGAGCAATTTGCTGTATATATTCAGGATTAGCAACCGCATCAGGTAGCTGCTGTTGAGCAAAAGACATATCGTAACTGCCTTGATAAGGCTGCAAGTTGCCATAGTTTACATTAGTGCCTCTAATCGCCTGCTCGTACATAGGCATACCTGCAAGAAGCGCCTGCTGAGCTGCTACATTGCCACCGACAAAAGCATTAGCTTGTTGGGGCATTGTTTGCCCGTAAACATCTAATCCAGCCTGCTGGCCTGCCGTCATTGCTCTATATTGGCTAGGCATAGCTTGTCGAATATCAGATCTAGCCATATCTTGTTGACGCTCCATAAATTGCAACAGTTCTCTGTTTGCGCTTTCTTGAGCCTTAATGCCTTTGTCTGATTCGCCGCCAAATAAGGTTGTGACTAATTTACTCATATCTTGCCTCTAGTTCTTCTCTAGTGATGCCTAGTAACCATTGGTCATGTATTTTGCCGTTCTTCTTAAAAGACCGCCTAATTGTTCCTTCTAACTTCATGCCGCATTGTACCGCAAACATCTTGGCATTAGGAAAGCAAGTGGCGATCTCTGCGTTTACCTTCTCATACTTGGTGTTCTTTGTTATCCAAGTAAAAAATTCTTTAGCGCCTTTGTACGCTTTCTTTCCTCTAAACTCTTTTAAGATCATTGGATGAATCTCTATGGTGATGCCGTTGCGTAATTCAGCCATCCAGAGGCCGCAGACCTCATCATCTTCTGTATGCACAAACCAGCCGCTGTGCATATCTGGATACCACTCATCTCTTGAGAAGTCATCCTCGCTGATCTCATCAAACACTTCAGATCCGGTAACAAATGATCTTATGAAGTCAGCGTCTACCGTTCTGGTAATCAAACAAGAATCCAGCCTTGCTTTCTATCGCCGCCAATACTAGGCAGCATTTTTCTGTACTGAATAGCTCCAGCAGAGCCTGCGCTGTCTAAGTAAAGACTATACTGTACAGCCTCTATAACACCTTCAGGACTTCCGACTCCAACTATCGGAATGCTTAAGGTAGCCTCTTGCGTAAACTGTCTAAACGCCTGACTCATAGTTCCATTAGGTTCTATTATCGGTTGCGCAACATTTAATTTATAGCTCACTGAACACCTTCTATGTCAGCAGTCATTTGTATAATCACAGGTTTTACAGGATCGCTCATTGTAAACCTGAATAACTCAAATCTGGCTGCTCTGCCATTTCTTCGCCAAATAGGTCTATGGTTATACTCACCAACCTTACCAATGCTACGGAAGCGAGTGTCACTCCAAGTCTTAGCGTTCCGACTACGAGCCATGCCAATTTGAGGATCAGGAGCAGCGGAATTACCAACACCGCTTTCAACAGTAAGTTCTATCTCAGGAACTACAAACGATTCCATGTTGTTCTGGAAAGGCTGAGTCACTATAGAACGCCTAATCTCTGTGCCGTACTCTGTGTAGAAATCAGGATCTAAGTTTCCTATCCTGCCGTCTACTAAATCGCCTGCCCATATCTTGTTATAGGCTCTTACCAAAGCAGTAACACGGTAGCCTCCAAGATCACCTTCAATGACAGACTTCCTTTCATGCCAGCGCTTTGTAATGATATCGTAAACTAATGTGCTGCTAGGCAGTGCAAACCCAACAAAGTAAGCGCCTTTCTCAGCATATCCCCATGAGTAAATAGAGGCCACTTGGTTTTGCGTAAGATTGCTTAGCTCTTTGTCTATCGCAGTTGTAGATATCTTAACTGCATCATTGCCTTCAAAAGCCCAGATTGCTGGAGATTCGTTCTTACCAGATCCAATGAATACAAACGTACCCTGCAAGGACTGAATACTAAACGGACTAGCAATACCTTTAGATAAAAACAAGCCAGTTCTTTGAAAAGGAAAGTCAGCGCCGCCAATGTTTTGAAATGATTCTATCGTCTGCGAACCTCCTATAAATAGCTGGTTCTTAAAAACAATAGGAGCAACAATGTCATCAGGATCAGACTCAGCAGTACCAAAATCCAAGGCGTTATAGCTAAGTCCGTCATTTAACGCGCTAACAATAAACTTCTTACTGTCAGTTGTAAGACAGAAATATCCGTCAATATAAACAACCAATTGAGGATTTCCGTTCGCAGTAAAGTCTGTATCTGTGATTTGCGCGAATGTGTCAGTAACGTGGTTGTATATGTATCCGTTTCCATCAGGAACTAAGATAAGAAGTTGTGTGCCGTTATCAGCCATTGACACTCTGGTATCGCCAGCTATCTCACCAATGAAGGTCAGAGTGAAGTCAGCAGCCATGCTGTACAGTCTGTTTTCAATAACGAAGTAAGGCACACCGTTCATTTCGTGTGCGCCTCTATTACCAGTAAGGCTATTAGCGTTTGCTACTTCCTCTAGTCCAGCCGTGCCATATAGCGTCTCCTGATTCAACGCAGGAGCTTGGGTAATATTCGGATAGAAGTTTACACACTCTTGAGCAGAGATAGGCAAGCTATCGCTTTCGTAAAATCCATTCGCTATCGGCAGAACTATTTTTGCCATTAAAGTACACCTAGCACTGCGCGAGATACGATTAAGTTGTCTGTAGTAGAGTCGTTTGCAACGTAAATCTCAATGTAATCATTAACAGATAATTCTATGTTAGCAAACGTAGCCATTGAACGAGATAGTCCAGCGGTAATTGTGTTTGTCATACGAGTTGTTGCTATGACAGAACCGTTAAGAGCAATGTATATAGAGCATTGGTGATTTGTGCCACTAGCGGCAGTAAGAGATACGATTGCATTGATAACGTGGCGCGTTATACCTGACTCTACTTCAGTAATTTTGCCAGTTGTGTCAGCAGTGAAACCAGAGACATCTCCAACAACAAAAGTGCCAGCTACTTTTACAGGTGTTCCTGCAACAGCAATAACAGTCTCGTCAGAGTTTCCTTGCATGGTTACAGTGGCGTAACTAGCCAACTCAGCGGAAGATATTTCTATCTGCGCACCAGTGGTTGTGACATTAATGCCATTACCAGCAGAAATACTAACAAAGGTAGGACTAGCCGCAGTAGAATTCTGCATGATTGGCTGACCTCCACTGTCTACAGTAAAGTTATGACCAACCTCTACGTTATTTTGTGCATCAACCGCAATGATTATTCCTGAACCGTTAGCGATGTTCCTAATCTTATTAACTGTTCCGTCAACCTCTAAAACAGGAGTAGCAACGCCAGATCCAGTAGTAACGATAGAGCCAGTTACGCCAAGGCCAGCTACAAGATTAGAGTAGGAGATTCGATAGTTAGTGTTATTGACAAAGTAGTCCATAAAGGAA